TGGTTAAGGATGATTGCTCCGCTGTTTTTCCGCTGTAAAGGATGGCCTGTTTATCTCTTTCGGCCTGTTCAGCCTGAAATGACATGGTAAGCAATGGAGAACCTGACGACAAATCTACACCGGCTTTCGCATATAAAGCCTTCTGTTTTCCCATTAGTTCTTTAAACTGCATGGAACTTGTTTCGGCATCATAAGCGGCTTTCCGTTTGGCTTCTGCTGCGTCCTGTTCGGCAATCCGGGCATTATACTCCGATGCCTCTTTTGCCGATTGACCTTGCCTGACCGCCCCGTATGCTGATACCGCCGCACCAGCAACTGCCGCAACCGCCATTACTCCTGCTGCCATCTATGATAACCTCGAATACATCAAAAAATCTTGACCTTCCGGCCCCCATTTCCGCAACCTGCCTTCGTATTCAAATCCAAGTTTCTCAATCCACGGAACATTTTCAGGATATTGCGGGTCTATGGTTGCCTGAATCCTGACCAACTTGTGTTCGTGAAATGCCGCCGCTAAACCCTTTTTGATAAATTTGTAAATAATGAATTTATAATTCCTGAACTCCGATGAAAATATGGCCCACGCCTCTGCCTTGCTCCATTCCTGTAAAGCAATTCCCGCGCAAGCAATCGGTTCATTGTTAACCAGCAAGGTAAATGCCCATAGTTTGTTTTCCCACGCCTTTGCCCACTGGTCTATGATGGGCGGTTCAATCCATGTTTCTTGATCGCGCTTATGCTCGTTTTTGATAATGAATCGAACATGGTCAAGTTCAAACGGGACTATAAGTCTATCCATCAGTCATCACCATCTTAGGAGACACGGAAAGCACGGTACACGGCAAAGGTGAGCTTCCTTGTATATATATGGAAGCACCGGACTCATAATCAGCCGTAAAATCCGTTTCCTTGTCGCCAGTGAAAAGAGTAGGTGCGCCGCCTGTTCCAAACGGTACATCAATTAAGTTATCTGCATCCGGCCCCCATTTGACACCAGCCGATTGATAGAATGATGCGGACATGGAATAAATCTTCTTCTTTCGGCCCCTGCTAGTTCCTTCTGCCGTAGGTGCTTCTATCTTCATGGGTTGCAGATTGTAGTCGTAAGAAAGCCCTGCGGTTATTTTATTGGCATAATAGGAAAGTGTTATTGCCCCACTTGCAACTGTTCTCGCGGGGTGTTTCCCTTGATCTGTAAAAACAGCAACACTTTCCCCTTCAAGGTGTGTTAATCCAGACACGGTTTTTGCAACCTGCTCAACAGTGCCGTTCCCCGCTATTACCGTAGCCCCTGGCGTCACAATTCCACTACCCGTATAGGTGGGCAAAGCAACTGCATCCAAAGCGATTTCAAAAGTGTCATCGGTCGGATTGCTTACAGTCCAATCGCCATTGGCTGTGGTCATGCCCAAAACGCCGCTTATCCTGACGGGCGTACCTGTCGGCAAAGCGTGATTTGGACAAACTATTTTAGCGGGATTTGTGTTGGCAATGGCAATGATTGACTGCGTGTCGCCTAGATAGGTGGTTGTTGCTGTGGTCGGTGGGTATGTAGCAAATAACGTGCTGTCGATATAAGCGGTTCCTGCTTCGTCTTTGACTTTGAAACTACCCGCCGCCCTGTCGGATACCGTGCAGATATGGTTATCAAGCCAAGTTCCGGTATTATAGAAACGAACCTTGTTTCCGTCTGCCAGTGTGTTCGTTGCAGTAACGGTGCATTGTGCCGCCTGAGAAATCGCAGTTACTTCAACCGCTGCGTCACCTTCCCATGTTAAACCGGAATCCACAAAAAATGAATCCTTGTAAACATTGAAAAAGTCATGAGGTTTGAAATATTCGATGTATCTTTTGGTCACGCCGCCGATAGTACGCTTGACAATCACCCAAACTTGATCTTCTTCGCCCTCTTTAGTAATGACCGCCACGCTTTCAAACAGTCCATCTGTCTTTATTCTGCACCACGGATAAATGTTTTCATCAGGCTCATAGACCATTCCAAGCAATTCACCATCTGCTCTTATGGCCCATAAAATAGACATGGGTTCTGATTGGTAGTCCATATCCGTTATGCCCGATAACGCGGACGTAGAACCCTTCGCTATGTGTTTGGCAATTCTGGTTACATCCAGTGCCGTGTATTTGTCTTTTGTCCATTCCCATGTTGCTTTTCTGACTGTCGTACCGCCACGCTGAACATAAAGAATGGCATCGTTGACCATTTCAGCGTCCATGTCTAATACGCCGTTGGCAAGTTGCCGTTTGGCGACAACATCGGAAGCAGTCAATGGGTTGGTTGTTGCTGTAGCTCCAAGTCGCCACACGCCCCCCGCCGTGCCAATCATCAGGTATTCTTCACCCAATAACCAGTTAATAGCGTCAACTTTATCGGATAAAAGCGAATACTGAATCGCTGCTGAATCGTCAGCCGCATCTTGCGTGAAGTCCTCAAAGGAACCGGAAACAGAACCAAAAACATCAAGAGGGTTGTTGGTCGTACCACCGGCCATAAATCGCTGTTCAAAGAAAGCAATCGCGCCCGGATTATTCCCCGTTGTTCCAAATTGCGTTCTTGTGCAAGTACCTGCTGAACTCCATGCTGTGTATGACGTTGAATCTATTCCTGACAACTGAAAAGCCAAAGGTGAAGCGGTAACAGTTCCAACGGTAAAGAACTTGTCGTTTAGTTCCGTCATTCCCACAACGCCGGTTATGTAAACCGTTTCACCGGCTACGGGTGCAGTACCACCGGAACCCAACGTACAGGCGACAACACAGGTTGATGCCTTTGTTGCTCCCGTAATGGTCATGGAAACGTCTTTCGCTGAAACAAAATTAGTCAGCGTCCATGTCGTGTGCGCTGTTCGTGATAACTTCCTGATATTGTAACTGCGGTTTGCAAGATAAAGAATGTCCGCACTCTGCGTTATTTTCAAATCAGGCAAGTCCGCTTCAACATAAGGATTGGTTATTTCATAAGGTGTGCTTGGTGCGGTAATGATTTGACCTTCATCTTTGAAAAACCGGAAATAGCCTTCCTCTGCACAAACAACATAGGCTTGCAGTGTCGAAAACTGGAATGGTATCAACCTTGCTTTCTTCGTGCTGTCTTTTAGTTCGCAGACATAGTAAAGCCCCGGCCTAGACATTGCCCCGCCCTCAACAAGAGGGATGAAATTTTCCATCGTACGGCAGGAATTAGGGTACTTCTGCAAGTCAGAACGAGCGTCTAATTTGCTAGAAATTTCCCCGCCGTTAAATGAATTGATTAAAGGGTCAACTTTTTGCATTATCTCCCCGCGTATTCGTAGGCCGTACTTCCTTTTTCGTCAGCAAGATAATCCTGCGCCCGGCTTGCACCCTTCGCCTTTTTCTTTGCGTCAAAATATAACTTCATCATCGCATCAAACTTGCTTCCACTTTCAGCCACGGATAAACAAAGTTCTGCCGCAAGGCGGTAACAAAAACAGTTTATGAACGATGGTGAGTAAATAGAAGGGTCTGCTGCACGTTGAATATAGGTCATGTAAATAGCATCTGCCGATGTTACTGTGCTGTCATAGTTCGTCATCAAACAGCGAACGCCGGTTGATAGCGATTCAATAACGTAAGGCGCAACTCCAGGAATGGGATATACGGCAAGGTCGTCTTTGCTGTCATCGGCAAGGCATAAATAATCTGTCGGCAATGGGTATGCGTATAGGTAAAGATTGTCGTTCACCGGCGCTGTTGCGTTCTGGGCAAGGGAAACGCGGAGAGTTGCAAATTTAGGCTTTACGGCCTCTAAAACCTCATCTCTGATGTATTCCCATACCGTGTTGGCTTTAACAGCGTTGGGGCTTCCATCGGTCAAGCTTGTGATAGACGTTTTCGCCCCGATACGCTGCAATGCCATGTTCGCTATGCAGTCATTTGAATATGCCATTTAATCACCTATTAAGCGTTTGCCTGTTTCTTCGCGCAATGATATTTATGTGTGCGGACTTGCAATTCTGTTCCTGTGTAGGTTCCGCAAATATCACAGGTTATTTTTTCCGAATCCTTTTCGACGGGTATTGCCTCAGATACCGGATTCTTGGGTTTTTCGTCATAAACATGTTTTACATCACCACCAGGGATAATGCGGGTTGCTGACCTTGCCGGTGTCGTTTTTGTTCCGCGTATTTTACAGTAAACTTCTGTTCCGGGAGGAAAATCAAAATACATTGCCAGCGGTTCCAGCGGATCAACGTCATCCTGATCCCCAGCGTAATACCTGCGGTTACGCTTTGAATCCCAACAATCTTTGATGCAACGGACTATCATAAAAATCCTTTCTATTAATGGAGCGGGGCCTTCACCCCGCCCCGGTTAAGTTATAATGCGCCCTGACCGTACTCGCCAAAATACATAGTGGCGGCTCCGGCGGTTGCGGCTTCTGAAACGATATTGAAATTTGCGCTTGCGTACTGCAAGAGACTGGGAGGCGCGGGAATGAAGTAATGCTTTCCCTTCACCAAGTCGCCTACCGCAAAAAATCTGCTGGCACATACAGTTGTTGGGGTGGTAGAGGCACCATTGACAATCTCGATATTCACTCCGCTGTTAAGACCTGTAAACGTGGTCGTGACTACAATGTGAAGTCCGAACATTCCCGACATTCCAACATTCGGGTTAGTTACCCCGAAATTTACTTCATTCGATGCGTTCTCGTCTGCCGCATCGCCAAGCACCTGTGCATCAGCAAGTAGGTATAAATAATCGTACATAGGCATGATATAGCCCTCCTTAAATTTAAATTATGAAACTACCGTTTCGGACTCGCTAATCCCTTCTGCCAACCGTACCGGAATACCCCGGAACATTGTGACATTGCCACCCCACACGTTATCGGGCTGATAGTAAACATTGGCCTTGTCCTTTGCCGCAATGTTCAACTGCGTCAAAATGCTGCGGGTGCAATAAATTACCGTTCCGGGGGCTGCACCACCATCGGGAAGATTGCCGATGAGCGTAATTAACTGGTCTTCATCAAAGATATATGACGTGCCGGATACTTCGATGTTGGCCAGCCGTTGAATACACCGTTCGTCTTCAACGGTAATGCCCATGTTTAAAGCAAAATGAGATCGCAGGACTTCCATATACTTCGGGGCCGCTAAGGTATTGGTGTTGGCGGTATCACGTCCCAAATCCTCAACCTGCAACCCCGCGGGGAGATTCTTCGGGTATATTCCATAAACCTTCCCCGGCCCCCACTGAATAACCAGAACGGACGTTGTGTCTCCGCCAGAACCACCGGCGCTCACAACATTGTACGGATAGGTCGTTGATCCATTGGGTCGGGTGGTAAGTGAATTAAACCGGGTGCAAAGACCGTTAATGGCTCCTGGGTCAGTGCCGATATTACCGTAGATAATTAAATCTTCGGCCTTCTGTCCCATTGCCTCAATCTTGGCCGCGTCCTTCTGTTGACGCCAAGCATTCGGGTCGTTCTGGATTTTCCAAAGCGCATAATCAACCTGGGAATAATCCTCTACCATTGCGATTGGATCATTGAACGGGGTGTTGTGGCTTGCGGTAAGCGAAACACCTTCATTGAACCGGCGGGTTCCCGGCGTCGGAAGGTAAGACTCACGCGAACCGATATTAGACATGATCTGATTTGATGCTACCATCGGCATATCACGAAAAATCGGCTTCGTTTTTGCCAATACTTTTGCGGCGTAAATGAACGATGCTTTTCCATCCTGTGACGTATAATCGTTCACAACATCCATAAGGGTAGAATACCCAAGAACTGCTGTAGTTGTCATTTTCTCAATCTCCTATTATTTCGGAGGTGCCGGGCTTTTATCGTAAACAAATCCTTCTTTCGGTTTGTCTGCGTTGTTGTTTGCCGATCTTACCCCCATGTCCTCTCCTGTCTTTTTTGCAAAATCAAAAAGCATACGGATAAGAACGGGGTGATTGCCCATTCCGGTTTCATCGAAAAAAGCCTTTTCCTCCGGTTTTAAATATTTACCTAACATCCGTGTCGTCAGTTCGACGGCAACCGGATACTGTGCGCCTAATTCTGCTTTTATTGCTGTTTCTGCGTCTGCTTTGGCCTTGACCACTGCTTCGTTATTGGCCTTCTCCATTGCCAGCGTAAAAGCGTCATACTGTGCGGCTACCTTCGCTGCCATGTCCTTCGGTAGTCCTATTTCGTGAAATGTCTGTTGCGCCCACTCCACAAACTTAGGATCACGCTGAATCCCTTCTGTGACAGGAAACTCGTACTCAGTAGGCTTTTCAGGTTTCCCTAACGCCTTGTAATATTCGTTCCACTGTTCAGGTGTTGCCTTGTCGTCCGGCTTAAAAATAGCGCTGGATAACTTTGTTTCAAGTTCAGTTACCTTCCCGACTTTTCCATCAAGCTCTTTGACCTTCCCTGCCGTTTCAAGGTGCGCTTTGGCAAAATCACCAAGCGTCTTGTACGGGGTAAAAGTTTCATTAGCTTTCAGGTCTGCTGGTAATTGCGCCAACCATGCCGGTGCTTCATTCTGTCCGGTTCCTGCTCCGGTTCCTGCCCCTTCGCCGGTTCCTTCATTGTCTGCCATTGTTCAAACTCCCTTCATTGCTTTGATTTATTTAGGGCAACAAAAAAG